CTTAGGCACCTTTATATCCTTCCCACCAGTCAGGAGCTGGTCTTTTCCATTCCCACTTTGCAAAGTCTTTAGCGTAATGGTAGTAATTACGATACGCTTGAACTGCATCCCCTGGGACTTTACAATCCGGATAATGATTCATAGCCTGCGCAAACTCAGTCAGCCCAATATGCGGAATATTTTCCGGTGGAGCTGCAAGTATCTTACCGAGTTTTTCGAAAGTTACGTGTTTCTTATTTCTACGATACTCAAACTCTCTAGCCATGGAAACAAAATGACCATAATGCCAATCATAATTTTGTTTACTTTCCATGGTCCATACTGTACAAGGATGATTCTTGTGGACGGCTGCATAATATAGATGATCCCGGATATCGCCAAAAGCGTAGTAAGTCTGTATAGTCTTACCAGATCTTGACTTACGTTTCTCTGGCTTACCATCAAGAAGCCTGTGTGCTGTACTGAGCATTTGTGCAGATTCCACAATCATCTTAGGAATATGCCTATCGCACAGCATTTGAGCTGCTTTTACTGGATTTCTATCTAGTATAAAAATATTCATGCGTATCACCTTTAAATAATAATATTATAACATAATATAGTTCATTTGTAAATATTTATATTTTTCTTTAAGTCGAAATGTATACCTCCGGTACTTTTGTTAATTTAATTTGTTTTTCTATGAAATTTCTTCTCTTGAGAATTTTATTCATTCGATTAATCCTACCTCTTTTTTTTAACTTTGAAGCTTGAATATCTAAATCTTTAACAATTTTTAGTACCATAGTTCTGCCTTTCTGTAGAGTTAGTCTTTCAGCAGATTTGGAAAGGCCTCCTCTATTACAGGTCTTGATAGACCTTTTATTTTTTCTTTATTAACCATTGAAATAACTAGCTTAGCATCTTCTGGATGTACACCTTCCAAAATTCCTATGAATATAGATTCTCTCTTGACTGGAGGCATCTTGTCTCCTAGACCTCCTTTGGCAAAATATCTAAATTTTTTATTTTCTCTGAGTAGATTTGTTGGATGATTATGAGCTGCAGATGCGTTATATGGTGGAGCTCCTTCAGGTAGATTCCAAACTATTGTAGAATCTAGTGAGCCTCTTATTACATCTTTTAAAGCCCATGATTCGTTTTCTTTTAAAACACGGACTTTTTCATCGCGGGTGCGAGCCTTGGTTACTTCTTCAAGGACTTCAAAAACATACTGTTTCATGAAATAAACTCCTGTACACTTTCAATCAAATTATTACAACGCTTGTTAACTAAGTAGTTAAATGTCTTAAACTTATTATTCCAAACGTCTTGCCTTATAAAACTATTTATAATCTCTTTTCTCAGATCTTCTGGAGTTTCAGTGAGATCAATTAATTTTTTATTTCTACAATAATTACGGTACCAAGATGCTGCGTATAGCAACTCTCCTTCCTCAAGATCTTCTATAATAGTATCTATCTTTTTCTGACTTACAGGCGTTTGTCTAAATCCTTCGACAAATACATTATCGTCTGAAAATATATTTGGCACACCGTCACCCTTATCACCTTTGATGATATGCGTTTGTAGATATAGCCTTGGATTTTTCTCTACTAATTCTTTTTTAAGAAGTGGTGAGTATTGTCTTACAAACTTATACTTTTGTAGTTGTAAGAAGTCTCTATCGGAAGATACTATCATAATCTTTTCTGGATTAAAATCATTGTTTGGATCTGGATTCATAGTAACTATAGTACCTATGATGTCATCAGCTTCGCAACCATCGATATGAATAACCTTATAAGGAAAGTTTTCAGCAATCTCTTCCCTTATCATATTAAGTATTCTAAACGCTTCGTTCCAATCAAAAGAAGATTTATCTCTATCTTTTTTTCTACCAGCTTTATACTGTGGAAAAGCTTTTCTACGCCAGTTGTTTGGTCCATCAACCGCTAAAACGAGTTCGCCATATTCGTCTTTAAACTTAGTACGGTACATTCTCAAGGAGTTAAGTATCATATGACGAATTAACTGCTCGTCAAAAGTTTTATTGATAATAATACTTGCTAGAGCAATACCACTATAATCAACTATGATCATGCATATCTCCTCCAAATATATACGTCCCATAGTGTGGCTTTACTTATACCACCTTTAGGATTGCCGCCATAGATAAACCCATCAATAGGTTTTCTACCTTTTTTCTCAACCCTAAATTTATCTTTAGTACTTGAGTTAACATTTCTAACGATGGTTTTTACCATATCGTATTCTTGCATATCTTTTGAGTTACACGGATTAAACCTACCAACCCACGACTTGCTGCGCCTGTTGGCAACTTTTTCTGTATTGATATGATCAAACTTTCCTACAAATATACCCATATTACACTCCTTTCATAATATAATCAAATTTCAAAACTGGCTCGCCAGTAACGCCCCAAAACATTTCAGTTTCAGCAAGAGTCTTTTCAGCATCTTCCTGAGTCATGTAATCGGTGTACCTATCATAAGGTTGAATAAAACCTTCTGACTTATCGATTGAACCGACATACCAGCCAGCTGCTGATGCCATAACGATTGGCTCAGACACGCCACTAGTGTTAAACTTAATATTTTTGGTATCTTTTAGTATCTTCATAACAACTCCTAATTTTTTATTTTGATAGTTATATTATACACTATTTTTTTGCATTTGTAAACAAGTTTTCACTTAACATGTTAAATGTTTTGCGTGTATCCTACAGCCAATAAAATTATTAAAGTAGTCGTCTCTGAATAAAACGTTGTTATCAAACTGTAACTTTGCTTCATAATAAGACATTTCTCCTTTTGTCTTGCAAAGTTTTAATATTTCTCTTTTGAATTGGTCTTGTCCATTTGTTTCCACAAGGTTGCGTACTTCATTGGAGGATCCGTAATATTCTTTCCAGTCTGACTCGACGCGCGTGCGTACGCGTCTCTTACGTGTTTTGGTGATAGGTAGTGTTTTAGGTTTCCAGAAGTTCTTCTTTCCAATATACTTTTTGTTGGAATGAACTTCGGTGAGTTGATATACAAAGCCTTGATACTCCTCTGGCGTATCTTCAAATGTTACATTATTATACGTCCACGTCATCTACTTCTTTAGCTTCAGCTCTCCTACCGCACATTGGGCAATACTTTGGTTCTTTATACGCAGCTACGTAAGAAGTCTCATCGCATTCTTCGCATTCTATCTGGTAATCTTTCAAGTATACTTTCCTTTCTTTTACTGGAGGCAGTTGACCATTCAGCAATCTCTTGTGTGGATCGACCACAGCCAATACAGAAATCGTCTTGTAGCGTACATATTTTTATACAAGGTGAAACGACTTTAGAAATCGATTTCACAGGCGCCACCTGCACAGGCGGCTGCAGCGAGTGTATCAACATCAGTATACTTTCTTTCTTTTATATCTTCTTTCCAATCGACAGTTTGAAGTGTTGATTGTATCTTATTCCATTTGTGTAATAAATACGCGTCTTTCAGACAATGCTCTGCTTGAACACTATCTGAATCTAAATAGTTATCTCCAAATTTTTTAAATCTTCTAATCCAATCTCTTTTCAATGCATTTTCTGAAGTTTCTAAAGTTATATCTTCTCCAAACCCTTTTGCTGTAGAACATGCATCCCATAAATTATTAAAACATTTTAAAGAATCAACTACCATACCAGATGCAAATATTGCTGCATTACCATATTTCTTAACCATATCTTTTGCAGTTATAACAGCCGTGTTAGGAGCTTGATTGTAGTCTTTATCACCTGACATAGGTAAGAATGAGATACCAGCAAAAGAATGTCTATTTTCAAAGACGTACTTCTCTACTTCATCCCAGTCATCTACGATAATAGTATTTGACACATTATGTCTTACACCTTTATCCGCACATAAATCTTCGTTAGTGCCAGCCTCTACCCAATACTTCTGAGCTTTCTTAACAAGTTCAAGATGCTTAACTCCTAATAAGTTATCTTTATACATTGAACCTTTCTTTGGCAATATTGGAAACGATACAACAACATCAGTTCCACCAGCAGACCAAACAGAATCTTCAACCATATAAGGATTAGTCTTCATGATCGCTTGAGTAATTTCTGATTCCTTATTCATTTGTACATTTCTAATGTACATATTTGAGTGTTCTGCATGAATACCAGAAGCAGTTTGTAATAATACTGATGCGTTACCGCTTGGCTTAACGCAAGTTGTTCTTGCTGCAGGATTAATCTTAATGACTTTTGCAACTTCTCTATTGACTTCTTTAACAATCTCTGCGCCTTTTTGCAAGATTTTTTCGTTAAAAAGAATATCAGGATTGTTCATCCATCCAGTAATTGAAACTCCAAGTAAAGCTTCTCTATCAAAAATAAGTTTTGAAGTATCAGTTAAGAACT